GTTCACACTAAATACGCTGGATATGGTGGTCAAAAAAGGTCACCAGCTACGACGGTACTTTGAAAACGTATAGTAATTTTGCTATCCTGTAACTAAGATTGGGTTCAGATTAGTGACTGCGACTCCTGCTTACGGTTTCCGAATCAGCGGCACGCCTCAGGTCGGTCCGATGTCGCAAGCCATGCAAGCGGGCGACGTCAAAGGTATTCGAGATATCCTGACGCAGCGATTCCCTGGTCTTCAATTCGAGACCATGGACGCAGAGCTAGAAGAAGTAGATAAGCCCACTGAAACTACTCCTGTTGTTCCGCCGGCAACAGACGTCACCGGAGAAACGAAGAAAGAAGAAACGACAGCGACTTTATACGGCGATTACATGGCCGGGCTGCCTGGCGGTGTTAGAGATTTAGTTACTACTGATTACAAGGGTGTCCGAGGCGGTCGTCTTGGCGCAGGTAACTACACCACGGCGAGCATGATCCCTGGTGCTCAGGTGCAGACCCCCTCAGTGACACCGACTGCTCCTACGGCGCCGACTCAGCCGACTCAGCCTACATTACCTAGTACAACTTACAACACTTATTACTACGATTATTCCCAACAAATGCCGGGACAAGCAGCCCCTGCGCCCACGGAGGCAGCAGCAGCAGCGCCTACCGCATCGGCGGCTCCTTCCCCGACAGCAATGGGTGCAAGACCTGCATGGTCGGCAACACAACAAAACATAGGTTCGACTGTAAGTAAAGCTGCGGCAGGGTTAGCGCCTTCAGTAACAGACAGAGGAACTTACGTTAGTCCCTCAAGTGCACAGGCTTCCCCGGTTGCCCAGGCACATTTCCAAACAGCGCAAACCGCACAACAAGCCGGAACTGGGCAAGGCATTCGAGCCATCGCGGCAACAGGAACCGATACAAGTAAGTTAGGTGTAACCGGCGTATCGTCTATTCTGGCCGGACCTTCTAACAATCAACAAGCTGCACAAAGGGCTTTAAACCAAGCAGAGAAAGGGAATGTAACTCTGACTCCCGCCGCAAGAGAGGCGTTACAGAAAGCCGCCAAGAAATAATTTGGAGCATCACAACGTATTATTTGAATACAAAACAAAATTTTTAGCTCTGCCTATTTGCGCAAGCGACACTGCCCACGCGCAGGGTCAAGCGCTCGACATAAGCAGAGCTTTAGATTGTGATAAGTATCAAATCACTTACATAAAATCTAAATCGACACTAATCTCTGATCTCTTTGAACGCTTAGCCTTAAATGATTTCAGTCAGAGCGACTGCAATCTATGGAGTGGATCTGTAACTAACGGAAGTCCCTGCTTCTACGCTCTGGGAAAGAGGTATTACGTTCGCACCGCGATACTTAAATATCTGGATATCCCGAGGGACGGGGCGGTTCCCAAGCCACGGTGCGGCAACCCTCTCTGTATAAACCCGTATCACTTTGAGTATCACAGTGAGAAAAATGCGAAACTAACCAGCGGCGACATTCAAATGCTGCTAGCCTTCCATGGCCAAGGCGCTTCTGCTCGTCAGATCGCCAGGGCACTTAACGTAAACCGCTCAACGATCTACAGGAAGCTCAAGGATGAACGTCTTCATTCTGGGATTGCGCGTCACCTCTGAGGCGCAGACAGACGAAGGAACGACCAACGTGCTCGCCGAGGCTCTGCCTTCCAACGACAAGCGAGTCGCAACCAAAATCCAACTCCTTCAAAAATCTGACCACTACGTCGGAAAACTCCTCAGCAATCTTAAAAAAGGTCAAACCGTCCTAGCGCTGGGTCCTACGCGGGCAACCGTAGATGGTGTCCTGCAGATGCAACCCATGCTTGTGGTCACTGAAGAAAACTTCAGTGATTTACTGGCGATTAACCTGTTCATTGCCACGGGGGGCCTTGGCCCTAAAGCAGACGAAGTTGAACTGGGTGATTCGACCGTAACCAATCGGTCCCTTGCCTGGCAAGCTGAAGACAGTGAAACACAGTGGTTCAAAATCACAGCGTGGAATGAGCTAAGTAAGCAACTCTCTGATCTTGCACCGGGAACACCAACTATTGCAGTTGGTCGAGTATCCACTTCCGAAAAAGACGACAAAAACTACCTGAACTACAACCTCGACAAAGTTCTCTACCTACCGAAGTCGACCCGTAAGGCACCTACTAAGGCTGCCGATCCTGAGAAGGGTAAGGTCGCTGCCGCTGCCCTTGGATCTATTGATTTCTCGCTCTGATCTCCTCCGCTAACTAACTGATGTACATCGCTGGCGAATTTTCCGAATCGGAAATCCTGTGCAACGTTCCTCCGCACACACTACGAATTGATCTCCAAGCTCGCCGTTGGAAATCCGACGTCGATCCTGACTCCGCCATCGTCGACCGAAACGACAACGGAATTCCTATTGAATTCATTTTGCTCGGGTTCAGTCCGTTCTATGGCAACCTTGGGATGCGCCAAGGCGAAGAGTTCCTTCGCATTGCCTACATCGGCGTGTCTCCCAAGCATCGCCTGCTGCCCCCACGCTGCGTGACAACCAGCATCATCAGCGGCAAGTCTTCCCAGAAGAACTTCATCTCTTACTTCCAGAACCTGTACAACAACAGGATCAACGTAGGCACCGTGGTTACGACCACGAAATTCGAGACTCGTTCCTTCAACGAGCGCGATCCTATGACCGGTGCCGACGGTGCCAAGATCAACTACAACGCACTTTCGTTTGCCGATCGGCCGCCCCAAAACGAAGAAGAGGAGCAGCTGATCAAGGACATTGCCGACTGGCTCAAGAACGGCGGCGCCGAGTCTGCTAGCAACGTGCTGAAGTCTGTGATCCCTGGTGGTGATCTGGTGGAGCTGCCCCTCGGCGGAGACCACGCAGCAATTAAAGCTGCGTTTCAAGCTGCGCGTAGTCACCCGACTACCGAACAGCTTGCTTCCGCCGGTGATCCCAAAGCTCTGGCTGCAGCCGCCGAACCTCCCTCGGCAAAAAAGAAACTTGAGCTTACGGAAGAACAAGCCAAGAAGCTCGGTTTAGATTTCTGATCTAAACTGATCCAGAGCCAAGGTCTGAGCCTCCTACGCGGGGGCTTTTTTTTACATGCTTTCTGACTACCGCTACAGAATTAAATACAAGAACCTGTGGATCGCAATCGTTATTCAAGATTATGGGTTTGCAGGTAATGTGGCCCTGAGCATCTGCAAAAGCAAGCGAGCCCAGAACGATTGGTTCTGCAACAGAAAGAACAAGAGGGCACGCAGAGCAGCTCGCATTCAAAACGTGAGCGACCTGAAATGCTGGGCAGCCTGCGCCCGTCTCATGCGTCTCGTCTTAGACTACACTTCACACCCTCTGTTTATCTACCCCGAAGACAGCACCCGTGACGTGCTGATGCGCTACGCAGAACGCTGGGGTTTTGAGAGGGGGTCAGACAACGTCTGGGTCCGCGTCTGCATCTAAAAGAGGCGACTCTCCGCCATACAGTTCGGTTAACGGCGGAAGTTCCACGCCGGTCCGAGCGCACCAGTTGACGAGCCTCGTAAACAACCCGCCCTTGATCAGGTATAGCCGATGTATATCCCCGAGGATCTTCACAAGCTCCTCTTTGGTTAGCTTGTCTGCGTCCCTGATGACCCGCTGGTGAAGGAAACTTTGTTCAGCGGTGAGCTCGAAGAGACGCATGAGACTCGGTGACCCTGCGTTAAGCCTAGGATCAAGGCACTGCAAACAGGATTAGAATTCATCTTTTCCTAACGTAATCAAATCACCATGAGCACCAACTTCTATCAAATCCCTCAAGGCATTGTTCATCAACTATCATCACGTCTCTCTTTGACTGGCAGGCTGTTGTTGCCCTGCGATCTAGAAGGACAACTGGCGGCTCAGTTCAACCAACAACAGTTGGACTGCGATAGCTACGAAAAAGGAGTCCATATCTTCGATCCGCTTTGGTGGACCGCAAAACAAGGTGTATACGATTGGGTAATCGCAAACACAACAGGATTAAAAGAAGAAACACACTACGTTCTAGACTACGGCATAAAAATAGCAAACGAAGGTGTGATTGTATTAGACCGCTTAAGCTTTCTAGAGCCCGTAGCTAAACGGCGCAAGTT